CTTTTCGCTATACCCTCACCTATTTTTCCCAAATCTCAAATTATCCATATTGTTCTGTATTTCTTTGCTTTCTCTTTCTTTTCTTTGCTTCTTTAGTTTCTCTGGAATTACATAACAATATGGATGCTTCGAACCCCGTGATGGCCGCCGATAGGCGTTCATTTAGCGAGGTCTTCGATATGTCGAAGAGGGTAAGAAGACAAAATTTGGATTTTATAGGTGAGGCAGCCCGTGCTAGTGAACGTGTCAGGCTACCTGTGCATTGTGATCTTTTAGACCAAGGTGAGGTTAAACAACTCCTTGCTGATTTTAGAGGTGGACAGCCCGCAATATCTTCAGAGAAGAAGTTGCCCCTACCTGATGAGGTTCTTGATGTTCTGTATGAGAGGGTGCCGGTTTGTGGAATTCTTGATTCTGCAGGCATCCCTCTACATGAGCCTGGACTTAATCAGACGGGTGGTTATGTGTGTGTAAATAGAAGGATGGGGGGTTTGCCCTCTGTCCCTCTTGGTTTTAAAGAAATTGCGGAAGTTTATGGTAACCAGGTTCTGGAGACCACCAAGGTCTATACTAATGGAACTTGGCAGGGTTTTGTCACCCGTTTGAAGGATCAGATGGGTCGCAAGACAAAGAGTCTCCAGAAGGCTTGGTCTGAAATTGAAGGATACAAGGTGTCTAATAAGAAATTGATGCAAGAGCTTGACAGACTGTTTCCTCAGAAACAGTCTTCATGGCCGTCTCTTGACAGTGACCTGTATGAGCTTTTAGATCGGCTCCAGATTACTGCAAATAGCAGTGCTGGAGCACCCTATTGGCGTAATAAGGGACAATGTCTGGATAAGGTTGTGGAGGTTGGGCTAGTTATGATCGTCAAAGCCATCAAGGAAGGTACCTTGATGAAGCTTAAACAGGAGAATCCAGAACTTTTCTTGGTTGAAGTCAAGAATAAACTTGATAGATATGATAAGGAAAAGCTTAATGATAAGACTAGGCCTTATGCGTGTTTTCCTGCCCATTGGGCCCTCCTGTTTTCTATTTTGACTCAAAAGTTTCAAGATAAGTTGAAAACTTTTGATGAAGATGCTGGAGGGTGCAATGCGTATGGTTTTTCGGCAGCGAATGGTGGTCTAGGCCGTTTTGTTAAATGGATGTCGAGTGCAACCAAGAGAGGTAAGGGTGTCTTTTATGGTGACGATGGGTGTATAGTGCAGTTAAAGGGACATGACATTTATCGAGTTGATCCAGATTTTAAACAGATGGACGGGTCTCTAGATGCTGATGATATGATTCTAGCGATTGACTGGATGTGTGAGTGTCTAGCCAAGGAGGAGAGTGATGGGAAATTGCCTCCTTTTTGGCTTCAGGTGAAGGAAGTATGGAAGAGTATGGCTTGTGATCCTGAGATGATCATAGATGGCACGCGGGTTTATAGGAAAAAGAAACCTAATGGTCTGTTGTCAGGTGTTCCTGGCACGACCATGTTTGATACGATTAAAAGTGCTCTTGCTTGGGAGGCTTACTTCATGCATTGTGAGAGGACAGGTTCAAGTGTCATGGATGGAAGCAATGCTAAGTCATTTATGGCTCGCATGGGTCTTGTTGTTAAAGAGGGCACTTGGAATCCTGATATTGTGCCACAGCCTGAGGTGGGTCGCCTTATGACAGATCATAAGTTTCTTGGGGTGCAAATCAAGTGTGATTTATATAAAGATCAGATTATATTTGTGCCGACTATACCTGAAGAAGAGATGTTAGAGATGTTGCTTGTTCAAAAGGATGATCCTTTTGATAAGAAGAAGAGCAACACCATGAAAGCTAGAACACTCTTTGATAGGATGCGGGGGTTGTTGATCACGTGTGGATTCACTCACGAGAATATAGTGAATGCGATCCATAATGTGGTCAACAATATTAGTCCGACTGTGATCATGATGCAGGTTAGTTTAGGAACTGGTGAGAAACCAGACCATATTCTTCTTGAGGATTTTGCCTATCCTGATTCGACAGGGTTCCCTTCTATTGACTTTTGCAAAGCCGTGTATTCCGAGAGTGATCAGGCGTTGGAACCTTGGGTTCAATTGTTCCCAGGGCTCAATGATGTGCTCTATGGTATGAAACAGGAATTGCGTAGTTTTGAGTATAGGTTGGTTGGAGACAAGGAGAAGGCTCTTAGCTTCCGTTATACTCCTCAGGAGTTTAGTGCTCCAGAGGAGTTTGAAACTTTGAGCGTTCTGCCAGGGAATCGGTCTTCTGGCTATGGTAAAGTAGAGCCAAACCAGAGGTCCAAAATTATCGATGTCAGTGGTAAGGAGGCTAAAAGACTTCCTTCGAAGAGTGAATGTATAAGGCGTTGGTTGGAGGTGGTGAAGATTGCTTCAGTGGCTGATATAATTGCCAAGTTTGATATTGTGGCTGAGAAGCTTGAGGATGTTGCAGAACAACATGGCATTTATATTACAGGCATTACTAAGTCTGATCTCTTGAGTGTATATCCTATACAAACTCCCTGCGCCACGATGCAGAGTGCAGTTGCTGAGAAGTCAGCCTCAAGAGCAGATGTTGTGAGTGCAGGTGTAGCCAATCGGCTAGCTGTCAAGAAAGAGACAGCATCAGGTATGAAACCCAATCAGTTTGTAAGTACCGCTCCTTCTGAAGTGGAGATGTTCTTTGAGTTTGTGGATTTGCTTCCCGTTCCTGAAGGCAGTTTGTTGCCTGCAGGACCTGACGATGTTATTCAAGCCTTGGCGAGATGGTTGCAGTATCAGCCTTATGTGCAGTGCCCTACGTGGGACACTGTAGAGGTTGATCCAAAGCGTTCGGATCCCGTTCAGGTTGCCCTCAATGTGAAATACATTGAGAATTGGCAGACTCCTGAGGGGGTTCTGAACCCTAGGACGCGGGACATGGTTATAGCCATTGCCCGTGGTGTTAGTAAGAAGCTTTGTCAGTATTATATTGCCAAAGCTCTTTATTATCGAAAAGGAATTAATCTTGCTGAGGATCGTTATAGCTCCTACACACCGAAGGCCCAAGTTAAACTTGGACCTAAGGAAGGTTTTTGGAGAGCGTGGGAAGAGAAACCAGAGAAACAAGAACAGGTTGAGAAGAAAACTGTAAATTGGGCCGATGAAGTCCAGGAAGAAGAGGACTTGCAAAAGCTACAGCCTTGGGCCGATGTTATTCCGACCCCTGTAGCAAATAGTTCAGGTGTTGAATATCAGATCCAGTACTTTCAAGGTGTTTATCCAGAGCACGCTGACTTTGTTCGGACATATGTCCAAGAGTATGTGCGAGTTGCCGGTAATCTTATTGACGGTGATCAGATGTTTGTTGATCTCCGGATTAAGTTGGACGAATTGTGTACTTCTTCTGATGCATTTGAGAGACCACCTCGGGAAAAACCCAGTCCTGTTCGTAGAAACGAACACCAACGTCAGAAATATAATAAGAAATTGTATGAAAGGAGAAAGCGACAATGGAAAGCTCAAAGGAGTGAGACCCCTAACCAAAACCCCCCTTATTTCTCAGATTACAATAGCAGTGGTTATAGTAGTAATCAGAGTGGTTCTAGAAGTGGAAGTAGTGATAGAGAGCACCATGACGAATGGAACAAGAAAACGTATACGAGTCAACAACAATTCCCCAAATGGAAGCCAAGGGCGGCAGCCCCGCAAGGCGTGTCCTCAATGCAGTCGCCAGATCGCTATCAACGGCATGGCGCAGCATATGGCGGCGTGCCATGGCGTGGCCAGAGGAGGGCCTAGACGAGGGCGAAGACGTCTGCGAATGGGTGGAGCTGGTGGACTTGACGTTGCGCCCTCGCGTGAACGACCAGTCCCTGGCGACACAATTGACACGGCTGGAGAAGATAGGATTGGCATATTCGAGGTGGCCTCCAAGTCATCTTTGTTTAAGAGCTACTCTATCAACTCTGGGACATCCCTTAGGTTGCGTGTATTGTCGCAGGCGTATCAGCGTATGAAGTGGGAGCAGTGTGTTGTGCGTGTTGTTCCACAGGCCCCTTTAACTACCAAAGGTGGTTATGTATGTGGTTTTATAAGGGATCCTGATGATGCTGCTGTTACAGCAGAAGAGTTGAGTGCAGCCCAGGGGAGTATCACTAAGAAGTGGTATGAGACTGCTATAGTGCCTCTCCCGCGTTCTGTTATGCAGGAGTGGTTCTATACCAGTGAAGGTCCTGAACCTAGGACTTCTTCCCCAGGTAAATTTTGGATCATTAGTGAAGGTGCCCCAAGTGATAATATTGATGTTGTTGTAACCTTTAACTGGAGAGTGAAGCTAACTCAACCCACAGTTGAACATGTCTCCGATCTTTCTTTTATAAGCGATTTCGAAGCAATTTCAACTCCGGGTAAGAAGCGTCTGACCTTGAGGAGAGGTACAGAGGAAACACAAGATTTTACCACCTATTTACCTGATAGTCTTAAAGGAACTACCAGTAAACATGCGTGGCGTGTTCCTAGCTTTACTATTCAATATAAGGAAGGAACCGGAGACACTGGGACTTATCTTGCGCACTTTGTTGTATATGATCCTTCAGACAAGACAATCTCTCCCAGTAATAATGGGAAAGATTTTCTTCCATCTGAGTGGCAAAGTGATGTTGCTCGGGAAGTCAGTATCCCTTGTAACACAGTCTATAAGTATGTCCCCCTTGGTGGAGAGTGTGTTCGAAATTTTCGACAGACTCCCCACCGAACGTAATGATTTATGACGAGCAGTGGGGAGAGCTTATAGCCATACAGCGTGGCTTGAGTGTATTATTGCAATCAATAGATAAACATTTGGTTGATAGTTTTAAGAAAATAAAAGAAGAGATAGACTCCACCAACAAGTCGGTGGAGGCTAATAGGAACCAAATTAAACAATTGCATGAGGTGAAAGCGAATATCACCGGTTCAATTGAGATATTTGGCGATGTTCCTGTTGTTGGAGTCTACCTTATAGAAAATGGTGTTCGCTCTGAACCAATTGATGAGGGTTTTGAGCTAGTAGATCCATAAGTAATTAGTTTTAAGTATCGTGCGAGGCGGATCCACTTATAGTATCGAAGCTATAAGATTTAGAGTTCGACTCTCTTTTCGCAC